GTTTTTTGTCTATATGGCAATCTAATAAACATAAGGAAGGATTAAATAAAATGCTATTTTCCACTCCTGTTAGAAAACTTGTGAGACAACAAATAGGTATGTCTGAAGCATCTTTTAATAATCATATTACTATGCTTAGAAAAAAGAATATGATTGTAAATAAAAAGATAAACCCAAATATACTATCAGCAATTGATGAAAAAGGTATAGAGGTAACATATAAATTGACGTGGAAAAAATAATAAAAGAACTAGCTAGTAAATATAATATCAGTGAATTTAAAGTAGATTTAATTGTTAAATCTCAGTTTGGATTATTAAAAGATGCAATAGAAAACGGGAATTTTAAATCTGCCCGTTTAAAACATTTAGGTATATTTACAGTAAAGAAGAACAGATTTAATTATTATAAAAATGGCAGAAGAAAAAAAGAATAATCTAAATAGTGCGGCATCTAAATTGTCTGAAATATTTAATGGATGGAAAAATGTTGTTTTTCCGAATGAGCACGTAGAACAAATAGCAAAAGCAAGAGCAGCTATATGTGCAAAATGTGATTTTAATATTAGAAGTAGATGTTCAAAATGCGGGTGTCCTTTGATTGCTAAAACAAGATCTATGCAATCTCACTGCCCCCTTAAAAAATGGTAAAAATGATAAATTACGAACCTTTAGGAAACCACATAGTTGTGGAAATGCCAAATGTGGCGAAAGAAACAGATAGCGGGATTATTAAATCCGAGACTATGTTAAAAGAAGAGAGAGATAAAAGAGACGGGCATGCTAAAGTAGTAGCAGTTAGTCAAGATGTTAAAAACGTAAAAGTTGGAGATACTGTAATACCAAAAGGCCAAGGATTTATGGTTAAGGTAGAAGAAATAGAGTATTTTCAAATGAATATGTTTGATGTACTAGGTATTGTAAAATGATATTAAACGGATTCGACACAGACGCGAATTTTTGGAAACTTAATCCTCAACTAAAAATCCCCCACCCCTTTGCTTCTATCTATAAGCAAGATAAAAGTAAAGCTAAAAGCAAAAGCTCACAGATAATGTGGGCTATTGCTCTTTTGGTGGACCCCGATTCTAAGTTTTCAAATATATCCTATTCTAACAGGCAATCTATGATTGCAAAAGATTTTATTAAAAATACAGAATTTGATTGGCAAGAATATAAAGAAGCCGTGGTATTTTATGAACGATCTTTAATAACTCCTGCTAAAAGACAACTTATGGTATGGAATAAAAAGATGGATGAGAAAACATTATATTTAGATGTACTTACTTATGAAGATAATGCAGACACTATTGAAGGACTACTTAAAACAAATGTTAAATTGTTTGAGGATTATGAACGTCTTCTTAAACTCGTGGATAAAGAAAATAACGAAGGTTCTACAAAAGGAGGAGCAGAAGAATCTGCGTCCGAGAAAGGATTAATATGATTAACAAAAATTCTTTTATACGTAACAAAATTCCAAAGTTACATCCCTCTAGTGAGGAATATTTATTTTTCTGGAGAGAAGAAAAGAAAAGATGTATTGAAGGTTATTGGGTGGGAGGCGCATGGATGCCTGGTAATTTATATTTTTATGTAAATTATTGGACCATACTTCTTAATAAGACTGCGCACTCTAAAACAAAAACCCCAGGTAAACCATTTCTTAGAGATCTAGAGTGGGAGTTTTTTTATAACTGGGTAGAAGCAAGAGGATTTTCAGGGTTTGAAGAGGACAAAGAATTTACTTGCAATAGAAAGTATATAGGAAAAGAAAACTATATATCTGCCAGGGACTATCTACGTAAAATACATACAAAAAGTTTAGGCTGCCCTCTTTGGGAAAACGAAGCTAAAAATTTTATGATGATGGGTAGTCGTGGATTTGGTAAATCTTATTCTGTTGCTGGCGGAGTAATTGGACACGAGTTTGTATTTGATGGTATGAAAACATATAATCCTGAGTATGTTGGTAGCCCTCCTTCTACAGAAATTGTAGCAGGAGCAGGTGATGCTAAATATTCAGGTGATATATTAAAAAAGACACAGTTTGGATTGGATAATTTACCTGGAGGAATTGAGATTGGGGATAAGTTTTATCCTTCTCCTTTTGCAAAACAATATGCAGGAAGTTGGTATTCTGGCAAAGAAGTTATTGCAGAATATAAGAAAAAATTAGGAGGTACCTGGAAAGTTATGGGTAGTAAGTCTAAGATTAAACATAGAACATTTAAAGATAACCCATTTGCTGCCAATGGTACTCGTCCCGCTGTTATGGTGTTAGAAGAGATTGGTATGTTCAATAATCTTAAGGCATCGCATGAAGCTTCTGTAGAATGTATGAAGAACGGAGCATATAAATTTGGAAGTTGTATGTATCTAGGTACAGGTGGTGATATGGAAGGTGGTGGTACTGTAGATGCAAGAGATATGTTCTACAATCCTGATGTATATGATATGATTTCATTTGATGATGAGTGGGAGGATAAAGGAAAGATTTCTTATTTTGTTCCTGCGTACAGAGGATTAAATCAATTTAAAGATTCTAATGGAAACACACAGGAGGGGCCTGCAAAAAAGTATTTAGATAAGTTTAGAGAAAAACTTAAAGAAGGTAAAAATGCAAGAAGCGCATTAGATGCAGAGCTACAAAATAGACCACTTGTACCATCAGAAGTATTTCTTACACGAACAGGTAATTTATTTCCAGTTGCAGATTTATTAAATAGATTGGCAGAGTTAGAAGCTTCTAACAGAGAGCGTAATCATGATTATATAGGAGATTTGTATATAGATGCAGCTACAAAAAAAGTGTTGTGGAAACCAAATGCAAAACTTAAACCTATATATGATTTTCCTATACGAGGAAATGAGTCTATAGAGGGTTGTGTTGTTATATATGAAATGCCTTATGAAGATTCCGAAGGAAATACTCCGTATGGCATGTATATTGCAGGTACTGACCCTTATGATCATGATGAGTCTACTACATCTTCTTTAGGATCTACACTTGTATTGAATAAGCTTACAAATAGAGTTGTGGCAGAATATACAGGTAGACCAGAAACTGCTAATCAGTATTATGAAAATGTAAGAAGGCTTCTTAAGTTTTTTAATGCAAAGTGTTTATATGAGAATGAACGCAAAGGCTTGTTTCAATATCTAGAGCATAAACACGAAACATATTTACTTGCTGATCAACCTGAAATTATAAAAGATGTTGTTCAGCATAGTAAGGTTTCCAGGCAAAAAGGTATGCACATGTCTAAGCCTTTAAAGGTTTACGGCGAAGAACTTATAAAGATGTGGTTATTAGAACCTAATGAAAATGAGGGATTACTAAACCTACATAAAATAAGGAGCATTTCTTTATTGAAAGAATTAATTTCGTACAATGACTTTGGTAACTTTGATAGGGTAATGGCATTTATGATGGTTGTATATCACGCAGAAGAAGTTAAAAAAATAAAAGTAGAAAAGGATAAAAAAATATCTACTATATACGATCAGAGTTTTTGGAATAAGTCTTTGTTCTCTAGAAAGAAAAAGATCTTTTAGCTATAAAACCAAAAACTAAAAATCTAATTTAGTAGATTATTATTTGTGACATAAATTAAAATTTATATTTTTGTCCTTTAATTCGCGAATTTTAAAAATATTAATATGGCAACAGTAAATGTAACACTATCTCTTTCTAGTACAGACTTGTTTGCAAAGCAAAATTTAAGTTTTACAGAAACAGATGTATTAACTCCTGCAGGGGACCAGCAGCTTATAGGTAAATTATTTCTTACAGGCAGCGGAACGGAAGACCAAATTACCTTAAAACAATTAGACGGAACAGACGACAGAGCGTATCTTTATATGAAAAATACAAGCGTCACTACAGGGGAGTATGTAGAAGTTTCCGCACGAAGATCTGCCTACGGTACAGACTCAACAGCAAATGATTTCTTTTCAGTTTTAGGACCTGGAGAATTTTTATTTATCCCTATTTCAAATCTACTTAACGTGGATTTAGAACCAGCTACTGGAAATCCTGTAGTTGAGTATATCTTAATGGAAAAAGCAGCATAATTTTAAAATAATAATAATATGGCAACTTTAAACGCAACATTTAGTTTATCGTCTACAGATTTGTTCGATAGCGTTAATGTATCAAAAACAGTTAGTAAAGCCTTAACTATAGACGGTGATAATCGTCAAGGTTTAACTGTGGTAAAAACTGCAGATGGTGCAGATTTATCTTTAACTATAGAAAATTTATCTGGTAGTACTGGCGGTACTAAAAAAGCATACTTTTATGCAAAAAATCTAGATTCTACTGACACTTTAATTTTTAAAGATGATGGAGATGCGGTATTTGCAAAACTATCTCCAGGTGAATTTATGTTTTTCCCATCTGCAGCTAATGACACAATAAAAGTTAGATCCTCAGCAAATACACCACTTTGTGAATATTTACTACTAGAGGTAGATTAATATGAGTAATTGGAATTCTGATAAAAACATTAGAGTAAGTCTAAGGTTATCAAGTATTGGTGAAGATGCTATTTTTGGCCCAGATCAACCTCTTAGACTTTCTACAGATATGCTAGCCCCTTACAAGGGGAAAGTTATACAATCAGGGGCTATGAGGTTAACAGGGTCTGGCACTAAAGATAATTTAGCTTTGGCAGCTTTATCTGGAGAAAATGATAGAGCTTATCTTTATTTGTTTAATACTTCTCAAACACCTTTGACTGGATATGTAAAAGTAGGTCTTAGATCTGCTTGGGATACAGACTCTGCTTCAGGAGACTGGTTTTCAGTTATACCTTCTTATGGGCAAATGTTTATTCCAATATCAGATATGCAAAGTGTAGACTTAGAAGCTAATTCAGGTAATCCAATAGTTGAGTATATGTTATTGCAAAAAAATATAGACTAATGGCAAAAAAACTGCAGAATAGAATAACAATAGATACAGAGCCTAGTGGTGTATCTCCGAACTATCCCTTTAGATCAAGTGCAGGATCTAATAGCATCGGGGTAAGTATGTCTACTATTACTCAGACTATAACCGGAGAAAATGACCAAAGTTTAACTTATATAAAATTAACCTCTTCGTATACTCAACTTAACGCTGCAACCATTGGGGGAACAACGTTAGGGGGTAAAGCATGCTACTGGTATATTAAAAATACACAGCCTGCAGGACGACACAAAGTTATTGATGAGCTTGCAGACATTGTAGCTCAAGGAACAATAACTGATGTTATTGTAGCGGATGATGGGGATCAAATTATAGCTAGGCTTGCTCCTGGAGAATTTATGTTTTTCTGTTCAGCAGACAACACAAAGTTATCAGCTAAATCTGCAACAGGTGTAGTTGGGTGCGAATACATGTGTTTTCACATGGAATAAAATTATTTATCTATGCCTCGTATAGACTTTCCAAGACAAAAATTAAGTCGTAGAAAAAAAACCCAAAAGTGGGGAGAAGAATGCATTGAAGCCGGGTTAGGTTTAATAGGCATCTATGATCATACAAGACGTAGTTCTCGCTTTAAGAAAAAACGTAACTACGATTTATATAATGGGAAGTTTGATAAAAAAGATCTTGAATACGTAACAGATCCTTTAGGTTTGGGAGGTGTAGCAGAACTTCCCGCAACTTTACAATACTATGATGTAGCCTCTCCTATATTTAATCTTCTTTTAGGTGAAGAAACTAAAAGAGCATTTAGCTATGTAGTAAGATCTGTAAATGAGGAGGCTATAGGCCAAAAAGAAGAGGAGAAGAAAAAAGCAGTTGTAGGAGTTTTCCAAAATCTAATGGAACAGTCTATGCAGACTTACATGGAGCAACAACAGCAGCCTTCTAATCAAGAAGAGATGCAAAAGCTTATGTCTGAAGCGCAACAAAATATTCCTGAAGAACTTAAAAGAATACAGAAATATTTTGACTATGATTATCAA